TATTTTGGTGGAAATGGCTTTGTAGGACAGTTTTGGAATGGCGACAGCGATGCTGGCACAAACATTAATGCTGTAGCCCAACAAGCCTATAACTATTTTGATGCTAGAGGTCAATTAAAGCGGTTTTCAATGGTTCGCCCAATTATTCAGACGGATAATGGCGTACCTACCATTTTGGCTGGCATGAGCTATGACTTTGATGCTGCCAATCCACAAAATTCACTTAGTTACAATCCAGCCGTTTCACAGGTAGGTCTTTGGGACACCGCCAAATGGGACAATAATATCTGGACAGCAGGATTAATTACGACTAAGCAATGGCAAGGCGTTACTGGAATAGGCTATGCCGCCAGTTTTACCCTAAATATTGCATCGCAAAACATTGAATTACATTGGGATTCCACCGATTTTGTCATGGAAAAAGGTGCTGTTCTGTAATGCGTAGGCTTACAACGGAAAACCAAGAAAATTTAAGGAAGTGGCTGTCAGAAGTAGGAGATTTTGAATATCCTGACAATACTATGTGTATTGGGCAAGAGAAAGATGGGCAATTAATTGGAGTTGTTGGATATGACAATTTCAACCCAAATTCCTGCCAAATTCATGTAGCAACTACGGATGTTTATTGGCTTAACAAAGCCATGTTAAATGCTATTTTTGACTATCCCTTTAACATTTTAGAAGTCAAGGTTATAATCGCACCTATATGCAAGGATAATTATAAGTCCTTGAAACTGTGCCGAAAACTTGGCTTTGAACAGGTAGCTGACATCCCCTATGGACATCCAGATGGGGATTTAATAGTGATGGTTATGAAGCGTAACCGATGTGTTTGGTTACAACAAGGAGAATGAAATGGGCGGTATAGTAGATAGCATTTTTGGCGGTGGTGGCGGTTCAAGCGCACCAGCAGCGCCAGCACAACCGAATTACACCCAAGCGGCACAAGCAACTGCCGCAGGGAATATGATTGGGCAGAATACGCCCTACGGTACTTTAAATTACACACAGTCTGGTACAGATGCCTATGGCAATCCAATGTACACAGCAAACCAAACTGTTGCGCCTTCGCTACAACCTGCGGTACAAAACTCACAAAATACTATAGGAAATTTTCAATACCAGCCATTTACAGGCGGTAATTTGCCTTCTTACGGAATTAATCCAGGTCAAACTTATCAAGAAGCTGAAATGTCAATTCTTCAGCCTCAAATTGACCGCCAAAGACAACAAACATATACCCAACTTGCTAATCAAGGTATTCAGCCTGGTTCTGAAGCATACAAAAATGCAATGATGGACTTGAATAACCAACAAAATAACTTGTTAGCCAATGTAACAACACAAGGTATTGGCGTAGGCTTAAATGCCAATCAACAGCAATATGGTCAAAACCTTAATACCTACAATACCAACGCTACAACGCCATTTACACAAGCTAATGCAATTAAAGGTTTGGCAACTCCAAGCTATGTGCAAACCCCTGCTGGCCCAAATTATTTAGGTGCTGCACAAACACAATTTTCTGGTCAGCTTGGTGCTTATAACGCTGCACAAGCAAATCAAACCAACCAAATGAATGGTCTATTAGGTCTTGCTGGAACTATTGGTTCAGCATTGTTATAAAAATGCCATTAAACGCTTACATACCAATTTCAATGGGCTCGCCACAAGCGATGGACAATACTGCATTGTCACAAGCGTTAATGACACCTCAATATCCAGTTCCACAAAATCCACTTAATATGGGATTAAATACTCAGCTTGCTAAGGCATTGCGTGGGCAACATCAATCACCATTAAGCGGTTATTTTGCGAATACTTTTGGCGGTAGTGCTGGTAATGATTTGAGTGCTTATATGCCTTGGAATCAAACTGCTACTGCAAATACTTATGGAACTGACCCATATTCACAACAAAGTTTAATGCTTGCACAACAAGATGCAGGATTGACCAATTCTCCATTTACATCCAATTTTTCATTAGATAATTTGGGAAATATGTTTAATAGTTTTGGTAGTTCTGCCCCACAAGCATTAGATACAGCAGCATCAGTAGTAGGATAAGGATAAATATGGCAATTAATCAATATACTCCAACAACCATTCTAGACCCAAATTCTGAAGAATTGGCTGGAATTAATCGCCAACAAGCATTGGCTAATGCTTTGCTGACACAAGGTTTGCAAGGTCAGCCACAAGGTCAAATGGTAAGCGGATATTATGTAAAGCCATCATTTGCTCAAGCATTAAACCCAGTAGCTCAACAATTAGCTGGTTCTTATTTGGGTAAACAAGCCGATACTAAAGCACAGGAATTGGCTGCTGCTATTCGTGGCAAACAAGCAGAAGCAGTACAAAATTATTTGAGCGCACAAACCCCACAAGAGAAGTTTGCAGCAGGTACAAGTTCTTATGCGCCAGCAGAACTGCAAAAATCTGCATACGGCATGATAACTCCACAAAAACTTGGAGAGGGCGAAACATTACAGCAATTAAACTTTGGCACAGGTCAATATGCACCATTGGCTTCTGGTGGCGAAAAAACTGCACCAGAACTCAGAACCGCAGCACAGTTGCTTGGTATCAATAAGCCAGTTAGCGAATACACGCCACAAGATTTAGCTGCTATAAATGCAAAAGTAACTCAATTAAAGCAAGCTGGCGCTAATGTAATGAATGTAAACATGGGTCAGCATGGTTTTGAAAACACTCTTAAATTAGGCGAAAACTTCAAATCTGAACCTATTTACAAAACTCATCAAGAAGTATCGCAAGCATATAACCAGGTTAAAAATGCACTTTCTAGAAATGATGCTGCTGGGGATTTGGCTGCTTCTATTAAGATTAACAAGCTATTAGACCCAAATTCTGTAGTTCGTGAATCTGAAGTAGCTACTGTAGCTAATGCCACAGGATTATTGCCAAAATTAGCCAATTATGCAGCGCAAGTTGCAAATGGAACAAGATTAAATCCTGAACAACGCAAAGAATACAAAAAATTGGCAGAAGATTTTTATGCTATTTCTGGCAATCAATACAATGAAACTAGAAATAAATATTTACAAATTGGGCAACAAAACGATTTAAAAGGAACGGATACTATTCTTGGAAAGCCTTATACTCCAAGCTCAAATACCGTTACACCGCCAGTTACAAAAACTATGATGGATGCTAATGCTATCCTAGGAATTAAATAATGGCTGAAGAAATCATTAAAGAAGAACATCCTGCGGAAAAATATGCCGCTTGGATTGTTCAAAATGCTGATAAAAAAGGTACGCCTGAATTCAATACGGTAGCTGCTGCTTACCAAGATGCTTTAAAATTGGGTGCAGAGCCTAAGGCAAGCGTAGAAGTAAGTTCGCCTGAAGGTAATCCTGTTTTGGTTAATTCTCAAATGGCTGAAACTGGTGGTGGCGCTGTTACAGGTCGCCCTGTACAAAATGCCCAATTAAATATATTGCCAAAACCTCGCCCATTAGAGTCTGCTTTAGCTGGAGCCACCAAATCTTTTATTGACCCTGCTGTGGCAATGGCACAAATGCTAACTCAAGGCAAACATGGGACTAGCGATTTAGCCAAAAGATTGGGCGAAGAAGCAGATGTTTATTATCAAGAAAATCCAGTAGCTTACGGTACTGGCAGAATAGCTGGTGCTATTGCCCCTGCTGCTGCAACCACCAAAGCGATTGGTATGATTCCTTCTTTTGCCAAACTTAGCCCTTATGTTCAAGGCGCTGGATATGGTGCTGTTGCTGGAGCTTTAAGTCCTGAAGAAACAGGAAAAACAGGTCAAGAATTATTAGGCCAAGAATTAAAGCAAGTTGGTGGTGGCGCTATTTTGGGCGCACCTTCACCATTAATAGGTAAGGCTGCTGATGTTGTTTATCATGCTGGAAAATCACTTGTAGAACCATTTTATAAAATGGGTCGCAACGAAATTATTGGTCGTGCTTTGCGTCAATTTGCTGGTGGCGATGCAGAAAAAGCCATTGAAAACTTGCGTAGTTATGAAAATTTAGTGCCTGGTTCTGCGCCAACAGTAGGTGAAGTTGCTGGCGTACCAAGTCTTGCCGCAGCGCAAAGGGCTGTTGCTAACGCATCTCCTGAAGCAACTAATGCTTTAGCTGGTCGTCAATTAGAAAATACTCAAGCCAGAACTAATGCCCTTGAAAGCATAGCTACACCAACTAGAGTAGCCAAATATCAAGATTTGCGTAGTCGTGTTTCTGATGAACTGTATTCAGATGCATTAAAACCATTGGATTTGGGCGAATTAACCCCAGAAATGACTACTCAAATTAAAGGATTAATCAAAACTCCTGCAATTAAGCGTGCTATGGGTCAAGCCCAAGAAAACGCTGCTAATAGAGGTATTGATATTACTGACCCTGCTGGTTCTATGAGAGGTTTGCATGAAACCAAAATGGCTTTGGATGATGAAATTGCAAGAGTTAAAGCATTGGCAGAGAAAAATGGCGGTTCAAGTAGTGCTGAATTAAACAGCTTGCAAACCGCTAAATCTCGTCTATTGAATTTTATGGAAAATGTCAGCCCAGAATATAAAGTGGCTAGACAAAACTATGAGCGCTTATCTAAGCCTGTAGAACAATTAGAAGCTATTTCCAATCTTGCCAATAAATCTACAAGCAATAAAGATTCTGCAATTTATCTCAATAGATTTTCAAATGAGTTAGAAAAAGCAAAAAACGAAGGAATTTTGTCGCCAAGACAGATTCAGCGTTTAGAAGCCATCAAAGAAGATTTGTTGCGTACAGATTATTTGAATAACTCTGGGCGTGGTGTAGGTTCTGATACCGTTCAAAAACTAGCTTATAACAATATGCTAAATCAGTTAAACTTACCAAATCTGCTTAGAAGGCGTGGTTTTGCCGAAACAATCGGCAATATAGCAGCAAGAGCAAGTGATGTGGCTTATGGTGGTGCTAATAAACAGCTTACCAATGAACTAGCACAGACGCTATTAGACCCAAGAAAAGCTGCTGCCATGATGAAATTGGCTGGAAAAGAAGGTCAGGCATCTCATTTAACGCCAGAACAAGCGAATATTGCAAGATTGCTATTAATTAAAGGCGCAGAAAATTTGCCACAGGAGAATAAATAATGAGTCGTAACGGTAGCGGTACATATTCACTTCCAGCAGGAAATCCTGTAGTCACAGGCACAACTATTAGTTCTACATGGGCTAATACGACTCTTTCTGACATTGCAAGCGCTTTAACAGGGTCTATTGCATCAGATGGTCAGACCCCTATGGCTGGCCCACTTAACATGAATAACAACGAAATTACCAATCTGCCAGTCGGTACTGTGCAAGGTAATGCTGTTGAATTCTTCCAGTTTTCCACCCCTACTTTTAGCGGTAATGTAACTTGTGGTTCTACTGGCTATATTCAGATTCCTAATGGAACTACTGCCCAAAGACCTTCAGCCCCTTCAAATGGTGAAATTCGCTATAACACCACTACCAACGCCTATGAAGGGTTTAAAGGCGGTATTGCTGGCGCTGGAATCTCAAGCATTACTTATTCCACCACTACAGCTACTTTGAACACTACAGGAGTTCATGGTTTGGCTACAGGTGCAGTAGTAACGGTTTCTGGGGCTAGTCCAAGCGCCTATAACGGCACTTTTACCATCACAGTAACCTCTACGACTACATTTACCTATACGATGGCGACCAATCCTGGCGCAAATGCCAGCACAGTAGGTTCTTATACTTATGGCGCATGGAGTACATTAGGCGGTGGCGCAACAGGAAGCGGTACAGACCAGATTTTTAACCTAAATGGACAAACAATTACCAATTCATATACCATTCCAAGCGGTTATAATGCAAATACAACAGGAACGGTAACAATTAATGGTGGCGTTGTTGTCACAGTATCAACTGGCTCACGCTGGGTAATCGTTTAAGGATAAATTATGGCTGGCACAATCGTAGCGTCAACAATTAACACCGATACAGGCTTATTTAGCACTAATAATGCATATAGCGGTATTGCTAAAGCATGGGTAAACTTTGCTGGTGCAACAGGAACAGTAAATGGCTCTTTTAATGTTAGTTCTGTAACAAGAGCAAGCACAGGAACATATACTGTAAATTTAACAACCGCTATGCCAAATGCAAATTATGCGATTACTTTTGGGTGCATTGTTGGTGGTGCTGGTCGTGGATGCTATTCATCTGCCGCACCAACTACTACAACTTTTGATGTTTATGCTACAACTTCAGGTGGTGTAGTAGACCCTACCCAAGTGTGGGCAACAGTATTTAGTTCATAAGGATAAATCATGGCAGGAACAATCTACCTAGTCACCAACAATCTGAACGGCAAGCAATATGTCGGTCAGACTATTGTTGCTGGCAATAAGGTAGGTCATGGTTATATGGTTACGGCTGCATATAAGAAGTATGGTAAAGAAAACTTTACCTACGAAACCATTTGTAGTGATTTAGACAATAAAGCTATTCTAAACTTTGCTGAACGCTTTTGGATTAAGGTAATGGATTCACGCACTCCAAACGGCTACAATATTGAACATGGCGGTTCTAGCAAAGATAAGGTTTCAGATGAAACTCGCAAAAAGCTAAGTATTGCTAATACTGGTAAAAAGCAGTCACCTGAACAAATTGCCAAAGTAGTTAAAGCCTTAAAAAGCAGACCAAAAGAATTGTATGAAAAGATTTCTAAAAAAACTAGAGGTCAAAAACGCAGTCCTGAGTTTTGTAAGAAATTAGGTGAAAGAAGTAAGGGCAAAGTATTATCTGAGGAAACTAAAGCCAAGATTCGTGAGGCTAGGAGTAAGCAGGTAATTACTGAGGAACATAAACGCAAATTGTCCGAAGCTGCCAAAAAGCAGTGGGCTAGGCAAAAAGGAGAACTATCATCGCTGGAACAATAGTCGCAGACCAACTGCAAGACGGTGCTGGTAATAGCACAGCAATGGATAATGCCATTTATGGTAGTGCAAAGGCTTGGGTAAATTTTAATGGTGTAACAACTGTAACCATTCATGCTTCATATAATGTAAGTTCTGTTACAAGAAATAATACTGGCGATTACACAATCAATTTTACTAATGCTTTTTCTGATGTAAATTATGCAGTATCAAGCATTGGTTCAAATACAACTGGTAGCTACAATGGAACAACATCGTTGTATCAAACCACTATTGGTGCAAATCCAATGACAACAACTTCTGTAAGAATTAGAACCACAGGAAATGGTAATGTAAGCTCATCTGAAGATGCTTATTTTGCTTGCATCGCTTGTTTTAGATAATTTAAAGGAATAATAATGTCACAAGTAATGCCTCCTTATGAAAAACTACATAGCCTGTTTGAATACAGGGATGGTATGCTTTTTCATAAAGCTGGCAAAACTGACTCTATGGGGCGTTCAATGAGTCATTTGGCTGGTCAAAGGGCTGGCACATTGCACCCATTGGGATACCGCAAGGTGTCTGTAGACCAACAGCCATACATGGAACATCGTGTAATTTGGAAAATGTTTAACAAAGATTTTGAAGATGGTACTTTAGACCATATTAATAACAATCGTACAGATAACCGCATTGAAAACTTGCGTCTTGCTAGTCGTGCAGAAAACAATCAAAATGCTATATTACGCAAAGATAATAAAAGCGGTGCGAAAGGTGTTTATTGGAACGCTAGGGACAAACGCTGGACAGCATCCATTTCAATAAATGGTAAGCGTAAGTCGTTAGGTAATTTTGAAGATTTGGCTTTAGCTACGGAATTTATCCAGTTGGCTAGGGATATGGTTCATGGCGATTTTGCCAATCATGGAATTTAAGGAGATATTATGAGTCAAGTGATTATTTACGCTAATAGCAATGGGGGCGTTTCGGTATGCGTGCCTACTGGTGAGTTACCTATCAATGAGGTGTTAGCGAAGGATGCTCCAGCAGGGGCGATTATTGTGGATGATTCCACACTACCTCAGGGTGCTGATTCCGTTTTTTTTGACGCATGGAAGCTAAATGGCTCTACTGTTACTGTAGATTTCCCAACAGCCCAAGCCCACAAACTGCGTGATTTTAATGCTGCTGCGGTTCAAGAAGCCCAAAAGCGCCAGTTAAATACCTTGGCTGGTATCGAAAACACTTCAAGCGATGCAGACTTTGTTGCTAAATTACAAGCTGACCGTGCTGCCATTGCTGCCGCTAAAACAACTGCCGAATTAGTGGCCATTTAAGGAAACATTATGTCAATGATAATTGATGGTTCTAATGGATTAACTTATCCTGATACATCCACACAATCTAGCACATCAATAGGTTATTCACCACAAACTTGGCAAAATTTAACAGCTAGTCGTTCTAGTGGTGTAACTTATACAAATTCAACTGGCAGACCAATTCAAGTTTTTGTTACAAAATCAGGAAATGGTTCAGGAACAGTTTATATAAATGGAACTGAAGTTAGTTATTGGGTTGCAAGCAGCAATGATTTTCCTGTGATGGATTGTATTGTTCCAAATGGCGCAACTTATCAAGTTGCTGGTGGTTTAGGTTATTGGTCGGAATTAAGATAATGAATCATTACGTTACATCCGATAATAAACTTTGGGGGTTTGATGAAACTCAAGCTCATTTAATACCCAAAAATGCTGTATTAATTCCTAAAAATTTTACTATGGCTCAAATTCCATACATTACACTTGTAAATGGAGTTGTTATTTTTGACCAAGACAAATATGATTCAGATATTGCTGAACAACAAGCAATCAAACAAGCACAAGAAACTGCAAAGGCTTCTGCACTAGCTAAACTATCTGCACTTGGTTTAACTGCTGATGAAGTAAAAGCCCTGATTGGGTAATGGTCGTAGTTATACCATTAATAAAAACAGTCAGCCTTTAAATCTTCCTGCTGGCGAGTGGCATGAAATAGAAGCATTAGAAGATAACACAGTATTTGTAAACGTATTTGCAGAAGGTAAGTATTAATTTTAACAACAATAAGGAATTATTATCATGGCATTAAAAGACACTATTGAAACTGAAGTTATTGCTCCAGTTGCTACTATTGAAGAAGCTCCAGCTGCTCCAGT